TATCGGTTCTCGCCTTTGCTTTATCCCTGCGAATTAACACGGTACGACACGCCCTCTTTGCCCGAAATATGGCAAAGAGGGGTGTTCTCAAATTTCAAACTAATTAAAAGAATAAGACTATGAGTGAAAGAGAAGATGATGGTTCATTGAGCTTTTTGAATATCCCTCGTGATGAAAATTGCAGGAGCTTCAATTGCGATGAAACAACTCAATCAAAGTTAGTCAATACCTCATTTTGGGTAGTTGATTTTATCGAGGATGTCCCTACGAGATTTAGCAAGGCGAAAGGCATCAAAGGTCAGACTCTTGTAAAGATTAAGCCTGAAAAGGATAGTCCTGATAGTGATGCCAAAAAGTTTTTCACAGGCTCTGCGGATATTCTCTATGTCTTGCAAAAGATTAAAGAGATGAAGAAATTTCCTCGAAAGGTTACTCTAAGAGGTAGCGGTAATAGATATTATTTCGAGTAATGGAGATAAAAGGTTGGTTTACTCTTGTGGGGTTCTGTTTGGCGGTAATGCGAATAACAGGGCGAATGCAGGCTTCGGTTATGCGAACTCGAATAACACCCCCTCGAATACGAATGCGAATATCGGTTCTCGCCAATGATTTTCATCAAGGTTAAGAAATACATCAGAGCAACGACCCTGCCTCTTGGCAAAAAATATAATGACCTCGGAAAGGTGCTGGTAGGCTGATGCTGAAAGCTCCAAGTATGAAAAGCAAAGCATATTCAATGAAAAGGATAGGAAATTTATACGAAAAGATTATATCGCTCGATAATCTCCGTCTTGCTGATGAAAAGGCAAGAAAGGGGAAGTTACACTCTTATGGTGTGAGGGTTCACGACCGTAATCGAGAGGCGAATATCCTTGCTTTGCACGAGGCTTTGAAAAACCACTCTTTCAAGAACTCGGAATATACGACCTTTACCATTTATGAGCCAAAGGAGCGTATCATATTCCGTTTGCCTTATTATCCTGACCGCATCCTGCATCACGCTATTATGAATATATTAGAGCCTATTTGGGTATCGATATTCACAGCTGATACATACAGTTGCATCAAGGGTAGAGGAATACACGGTGCTATGCGTGCCGTTAAGAGAGCTTTGAAAGATAGCGAGAACACACGATATTGCCTAAAAATTGATATTAAGAAGTTCTATCCCTCTATTGACCACAAGATATTAAAAGACATCGTCCGCAAGAAAATCAAGTGCAAAGATACTTTGCATTTACTTGATACTATCATTGATAGTGCAGACGGTGTGCCAATCGGAAATTATCTGAGTCAGTATTTTGCAAATCTCTATCTAACCTATTTCGACCATTGGATTAAGGAGGTAAAGAAAGTAAAATACTACTTCAGATATGCCGATGATATGGTATTTCTCGCAAGCAATAAGGAGGAACTTCACGCCTTACTTACCGATATTAAAGATTATCTCGCTTCGCTGAAATTATCATTAAAAGGGAATGAGCAGATTTTTCCTTTGACTGATAATCGTTCAGATAAGCACGGAAGAGGTCTTGATTATGTAGGGTTCGTTTTCTTTCGGAAACAGACTCTAATTCGCAAAGGCATAAAAAAGAATTTTTGCAAAGCGGCAATCAAACTGAATAGGCGTAAAACAGTCGATGCTAAGACCTATAAGCAAGAGCTATGCAGTTGGTTAGGCTGGGCGAAAGTATGCAATTCAAAGAATTTATTACGAAAAATCATTAAAAGGAAGTATTATGAAACGTGCGTTTTACGATGCAAAGCCTCCAAAGTATGAGGCAGTAGGCAACGGTAGCTATCTTTATCGTTGGAATATTCAGGAAGAGGTTATCAAGAATGAAATGACTTCTTCAAGTGATGAGAATGATGAACCCTCCGAGCGAGTGCAGTATTCGTGCTTTGAGGTAGAGGTTTGGTCGCCTGTGAGCAGTAATAGCATATTACAGGCTGTTCTTGAAGCGAAGTTCCCGAATGGTCGTGAGCAGAAATATATCAACGAATATAACGCTGCGATATTAGGCGTTTATAGCGAGGCAGAAGCCGCTGAAAAGGTCGAGGCGTATAAAGTATTCTTGACAGAGCGAAACGCTCTAAAAACGCAAGTAGATGCCGATTGCAGCGAGTTAGGCATTAAATAAGATTTGAACGATGATTAAAATTCATTATAACGATACTTTTCTTGAAGTTCAGGAGAGCGATAGTAGCTATCGCTATCGCTCTCTTATGCGTAAAACTCAGCTTGTATTAAAGTACTCTTTACCTGAGTATGTCGAGATACCTGTTGGAGCGTGGTGCGAATTTCAAGGTCAAAAATTCTTCCTGATGTCCTCTCAGGATTTCAAGAAGAACGGAACTCGTGATATTGAGTACACCCTCACGATGTATGATGATGAGGCTCGACTTGGTCTATACAAACTCCGTAATCCGATAGACCGCCGATTGAAGTTCTCGATGTGTGCGAAGCCTCACGAGTTCTTGGAAGTGATAGTCGCCTATATGAATGAAAGAGATAGCTCAGGGGTGTGGAAAGTCGGTACTTGTATTGATGCGCCTGAAAAGACTATCGAATTTAATCATACTTACTGCGATGAAGCTTTACAGAGCGTAGCAGATGCCTTTGAGACGGAATATGAGAATAATAATCATACTATCTCGTTGAGAAAGGTTGAGTATTTCAAGGAAGACCCTCTCCCTCTCGCTTATGGCAGGGGTAATGGTTTTATGCCGGGTGTAGGCAGAACTACGCAGAGTAATGAGCTGCCGATTAAAAGGCTCTATGTTCAGGGTGGAGAGCAGAATATCGACCGTAGCAAATACGGTTCGGCTGAGCTTCTTTTGCCTAAGAACCAAACTCTCGAATATGAGGGTAGAACTTATAAAAGCGATGCAGAGGGGTACTATATTGAGCGATATGATAAGGTCTCAGATGCGGTCAAAGATGATAGCCTCGACTGCTCGGAAATCTATCCCTCTCGTGTAGGTAAGGTTTCATCAGTTGAGTGTATCAATGCTGAAAAGAACTTCTACGACTTTATCGACCTGACCATTCCTGAGGATTTGAATTTCAATGATTATATCATCGAGGGCGAGACTCCTTATATCCGCTTCCAAACTGGTATGCTCTCAGGAGAAAAGGAGTTTGAATTTACCTATAAGCACGCTGAGAGACGATTTGAGATTGTGCCTCAGGAGATAGACGGTGTTATTATGCCTAATGAGACTTTCAAGCCTGAGGCAGGGGTAGATACTTACGCTGTATTCGGTATAAATCTGCCATACGATAGCGAATATGTTTGCGATAATAAAACTCAAAGGGGTGCTTCGTGGGATATGTTCAGAGAAGCGGCTCGCTATCTGTATGAACACGAAGACCAGAAGTTTACTTTTTCGGGTACTCTGCAATCTCTTTGGGCGAGGAGAAATTGGGCGAATGTCGGAGGTCGTTTGATTGTCGGTGGGTATATTCTCTTTACCGATAATCAGTTTGCGAAAGACGGTATTTCTATCAGGATTGTAGGAGTGAAAGATTTTCTCACTTCTCCATATTCTCCTACTATCGAGATTTCAAACTCGGTATCAGGCTCAAGTCTCAGCTCTCAGCTCAAAGAAATCCAAAATCAGGAGGTTCTCATCGATGATACCAAAAAGAGTATTATCCGTTTCACGAAACGCAGATTTCGTGATGCTCAGGAGACTATGGAGATGCTCGAAGATAGCTTGTTGAATTTCTCAAATTCGATAAATCCTATCACTGTGCAGACTATGGCAGCTCTTGTGGGCGATGAGAGTTTGCAATTCCGATTTGTGAGCAGTCGCACGAACTTGACTCAGGTAAACTTTCAGGTTGATTACAACAATGAGACAAAGCAGCTCTCCTGCCCTCATTCGTTCCTGCAACATATGACAATCGGCATTTCTTCCATTTCAAGCACTCACGCAAGCAATGAGTATAAGATATGGGAGATGAGTGAGTTTCTCTCTGCGGTTCTTGACGATGCTTCAAAGAAGTACTATCTCTATGCAAAGGTAAGCCGAGATAATACCTCAGAAAAGGGCGTTTTCCTGCTTTCTGAGAAGAGTATCGCACTTGATGATGTCTCAGGTTATTATCATCTTTTGGTGGGCGTATTGAACTCGGAATACGAGGGAGAACGAAGCTATGTATCTCTGTATGGATTTACCGAGATATTGCCTGGTCGTATCACTACCGATAAGATTGTTTCGGGTAATGGAGAGAGCTTCTTCGATATGGTGGCCAACTCTATGAAGTTGGGCGATGTTCTCGATTTCAATACACAGGGAGACGGGAAACTGCGACTGAAAGGAACGCTCGTTCAGAGTCAGAGTGGAATTGAAGCTCCTATGGGTGTTTATCGAGGGGCTTATAATTCAGGCTATACCTACTATCAGGGCGATGAAGTGAGCTATTTTGACGGTAATTTTACTTCAACTTATCGATGCACTTCTGCAACTCCTATCAAGGGTATAGTTCCGACTAATACAAGCTATTGGGAGGTTATTGCTCAGGGTAGCAAAGGCGATGACGGAGTAGGAATAAACACGGTAGAAGAGTTCTATTTAGTTTCATCTTCTGCAACAGGTGTAACTACATCTACGAGCGGTTGGAAGACTACTTTGCAGACAACCACCGCAGATAAACGCTACCTTTGGAATTATGAGAAAATAACCTATTCTAATAGCGAAACTGTCTCATCAACTCCTCAGGTAATTGGAATGTATAGTGAGGACGGAAGAGGTATCAAGAGTATTACCGAGTATTATCAAAGAAGTACATCGGGCAGTACCGCTCCTACCTCTTGGCTCACTTCACCTCCTGCATTGACATCTACCTATAAATATCTTTGGAATTACGAGGTTGTAACCTATACCGATGATACCACCTCTCAGACCGAAGCGGCAGTTATTGGTATATATGGCGATAAGGGCGATGACGGAGTAGCAGGAGATTATTACGAGTATCGATATGCGGTCAATGGTTCAACCTCTACGCCTCCCTCATTATCGAATACGAGCCGTAATCCGAGGGGTTGGATTACCTCAGTTCTGAGTGTCGGCAATCTGCAATACCTTTGGCAGATTGTGGCGAAAATATCAGGAGAG